GAAAGGAAAAAAGTGGAATTCACCCCTGCAACTGAAGAGAAGAAGAAGCCTGGCCGCCCCAAGGGTTCGGTCAAGATGACCATTCAGCGTTATGCAAACAACCCGCCAAAGGTGTTGCCAAAGACGGATCAACAACGCCTAAAGGAACTTAAAGAGCTGATGATCCGGTCTGGCGGTAAGGATGTAGCGCAGAAGGTGATTGACATCGCGCTCAACGATGACCACCCAGGCCAGATGGCAGCGCTCAAGATGTGTATTGACCGGACATTGCCTATAAGTATGTTCGAGAAAGACAAGAGCCAAAGGTCAGCAGTCACGATCAATATCACTGGCTTGGGAGAGAGTCCGACCATTATTGACACAATCGACCCCAACGACCCAGAAGACATAGAGGCAAAGTATGGCTGACCTTAACTTTTCCCTTCTCCCTTGGCAGCAACAAGTGTTCAAGGATACGGCAAGGTTCAAGGTTGTGGCAGCTGGCCGGCGCTGTGGCAAGTCGAGGATGGCTGCCATCACCTTGTTGATTGAAGGACTGCGCTGCCCCCCTGGCTCTGCTGTACTGTATGTTTCCCCAACCATGGGACAAAGCCGGCAAATTATTTGGGATTTGCTTTTAGACCTTGGCCGTGATGTGATCCAAAACAGTCACGTTAACAATTTGGATATAACCCTAATCAATGGCGCCCGTATCTACGTCCGTGGTGCGGATAGACCTGATACGCTACGTGGAGTGTCTTTAACTTACGCTGTACTAGACGAGGTAGCCGACATTAAGCCAGAGGCTTGGGAACAAGTCATTAGAGCCAGTTTGTCTGATAAAAAAGGGAGAGCACTCTTCATCGGTACTCCAAAGGGAAGGAACTGGTTTCACGATACCTTTAAGTTAGGTGAGAGTGGAGAGGACTCTGATTGGAAGAGTTGGCACTTTACCACTGCTGATAACCCTTTGATCGACCCATCTGAGATAGAAAGTGCTAAAAAGACCCTGAGTACCTTTGCTTTTAAACAAGAGTTTATGGCCTCATTCTCTAATGCGGGGTCGGACGTTTTTAAAGAGGAATGGGTTAAGTTTGGTGAAAGACCTAATAAGGGGTCGTTTTATATCTCTGTTGACCTAGCGGGGTTTGAGGAAGTTGCTAAACAGGCGGGTAACGCTAAGAAGAGGCTAGATGAGTCCGCTATCTGCGTAGTGTACGTAACAGAGGATGGGAAGTGGTTTGTTGAGAAGATTATCCACGGAAGATGGGATATTAGAACAACTGCTGTGAACATCTTGATGGCTATTCGGGACTACAAGCCTTTGAGTATCGGGATTGAGAGGGGGGCACTGAAGAACGCTGTTTTGCCCTATTTGAGCGACTTAATGCGAAAAAGTAACATCTATGCCCATATTATTGATTTAACGCATGGAAATAGGAAAAAAGCAGATAGAATTATCTGGGCATTGCAAGGAAGGTTTGAACATGGCAGAATCACGCTTAATTCGGAAGAGAATTGGGATGATTTTGTTGACCAACTTCTAATGTTTCCCGCACAGGGAGTTCACGATGACCTTCCTGATGCGCTTAGTTATATAGATCAGTTGGCTGTAACTTCATACTTTCAAGAAGATGAAGAAGATGAATGGCAACCGATAGACATCATATCAGGGGTTTGAGCATGGAATTTCAAGAGCCAACAGATTCAGACAAAGAGATAGTTCAATTCGTTGTCAACCATTGTGATAGATGGAGAGACTGGCGAAACACTAATTACTTATCTGATTGGTTGGAGTACGAGCGCATCTTTACGGGTGAGTGGGACATCCAAGACAAGACACGTGACTCCGAGAGAAGCCGAATTGTCACCCCCGCTACCCAACAAGCCGTAGAAACCCGTCATGCTGAGATCATCGAGGCTATCTTTGGTCAGGGTGAGTTCTTTGACATTGCTGACGATATTCGTGATGTTAACAACAATCCTTTAGATGTAGCCGCTATCAAGGCTCAACTGATGGAAGACTTTAAAGTAGACAAGATCAGGAAGTCCATTGACCAGATTGAGCTGATGGCAGAAATCTATGGTACTGGCATTGGTGAGATTGTTGTCAAAACAGAGAAGATTTACGTTCCTGCAACTCAGCCAATACCTGGTCAAGTCGGTCAAGCCGCCATTGGAGTGATTGAAAAAGACAGGATTGCAGTTAAGATTGTTCCTGTTAACCCTAAGAACTTCTTGTTCGACCCTAATGGGACTTCTATTGATGACTGCATGGGTGTGGCTGTTGAGAAGTATGTCTCTATCCACAAGATCGTTAAAGGTCAAGAAGAAGGTATCTATCGTAAGGTAGCTATCGGTACTGACTCAGAAGACACAGACTTAGAGCCTACCCAAGAGGTTAGCCAGTTCCAAGACGATAAAGTTAAACTTTTAACTTACTATGGCTTAGTCCCTAGAGAGTACATTGAACAACTAGAGAATGAAGAAGAAGTAGAAGACTTGTTCCCTGAAGACTCTATCCAAGATGACTATTCCGACTTGGTAGAGGCTATTATCGTTATTGCTAACGATGGTGTTCTCTTGAAAGCAGAAAAGAACCCGTACATGATGAAAGATAGGCCAATTCTGGCTTATCAAGATGATACTGTTCCTAACAGACTACTAGGTAGAGGTACTGTAGAGAAGGCTTACAACTCTCAAAAGGCTATTGACGCACAGATTCGCTCACATTTGGACTCTTTGGCGTTGACTACAAGCCCTATGATTGCAATGGATGCCACGAGACTTCCACGAGGTGCTAAGTTTGAGGTAAAGCCAGGCAAGGCAATCCTGACAAACGGCAACCCCGCAGAGATTTTGTTCCCCTTCAAGTTCGGAAATACTGATTCTGGGAACATAACAACTGCCAAAGAGTTTGAGAGAATGCTTTTACAGGCTACTGGTACGCTTGATTCACAAGGAATGGTCTCTGCTGTGTCTAGGGACTCCAATCAGGGTGGTATCTCGATGGCTGTGGCTTCTATTATCAAGAAGTACAAGCGTACATTGGTGAACTTTCAAGAGGATTTCTTGATTCCTTTCATCAACAAGGCTGCCTTTAGATATATGCAGTTCGACCCTGAGAGGTATCCTACTGTTGACATGAAGTTCATACCGACTGCTGCTCTTGGGATTATCGCTCGTGAGCATGAACAACAGCAGTTCATCTCCTTACTTCAGACTCTTGGCCCAAATACACCTGTTTTACCTGTTATTCTTAAAGGAATCATGGCTAATTCATCTTTGTCTAACAGATATGAGTTAATTCAGATGTTGGATGAGATGTCCAAGCCTGATCCACAAGCACAGCAGATGCAACAAGCACAGGCTCAGTTAGCTATGCAGTCGGCTCAAGCTCAGATTGCAGTACAGACTACCCAAGCAGAGCAAAATCGTGCTGAAGCGCAAAAATTGATGACTGAAGCGCAATTGATGCCTATTGAATTACAAGCTAAGAGCATGGCAGCTAATACTAAGAACCTTCCAAATGATGCTGATTTAGCTTCTAAAGAGTTTGATAAGAGGGTTAAGATTGCTGACTTGATGCTCAAAGAGGCTGATATTAAAAACAAGTCTAAGATTGTTGAATTGCAGATGGCAGATAAGTTAAACGCACAAAACAGAGTAAAACAAGACTTCTTGTCTAAACTTACAGATGGTTTGAAGAATGGCTAATATCAAAGAGCTAATCCAGAGTATTGAGTCGGGAGATTCGTCTTTTGATGACAAGTTAGCCGCCATCAATCAGATGGAGGAAACACTTGTTGCTATGCGAGAGCAAGAACAAGAAGCCATTGATGACAATGTAGAGTTAATTGTCGAAGCCATTAAGTTAATGGAGAAGAAGGTTGCTGACCAACTAGAAATAGCCCAGTCTATTGTTCCTGAAAAGGGCGATAAAGGCGATAAAGGTCAAGATGGACTCCAAGGTCGTGATGGTTTAAATGGTAAAGATGGGCGTGATGGCAAGAACGGCTTGGATGGAAAAGACGGAGAAGATGGTGTATCAGTAACTGATGCCAAAATCGACTTTGATGGTTCTTTGATTATCACTTTGTCTACTGGACGAGAGATCAATGTTGGCGAAGTAGTTGCGCCTGATCTTGCTGAAAGACTTAATGTCATCAGCACAATGTCTACCAACACGGCAGTTGCTAATATCACAAGCGGCACGATAGACGGAACAGTTATAGGCGGCACAACCCCTGCGGCTGGTAC